CCACGCGGGGTCGACCTGGCGCAGCCGGGCGGGCAGGTCGGCCAGCCGCACGCGGTCCGGCCCGGCGATCTCGGCCAGGTCGTCGAGCAGGTCCCGCGGGGGCGCCCCGATCGCGGGCACATCCCGGGCCTGGAGCCGGCCGCCGCGGAGCTTCACGGCCCTGGCGGCGATGACGGCGGCATCCTCGTCGCCGATGAAGTGGGTGCGGATGACCGTGAACGTCTGCCCCCGCGGCGCGTCGAACGCGGTGACGTCGCCGGCGACCACGACCACGCCCTTATCGGCGCCCTGCCTGAGCTCATGCGGGGCCGCGCCTGCGGCCACGGCGTTCTCGCCCAGCGCCATGGCGGCCTGCGCCTCCGTGCCGACAACCAGCGACGCGCGGATGTGGTTGCCCTCGCGGGTCCGCTTCGGCAGGTTCTCGTTCGTCGGGTCCTGCGTTCCTTCCCACGTCGTCACGCAGACCGCCCGGCCCTGGTCGTGAATCGCCTTGATCGCCTGGAAGTACCTGCTGGTGTTCTTCGTGCCGCCGTAAGGGCGCCCGTCGTCGCCGGCCGCCCCGCAGCCGTACGCCTTCTGCGCCTCGTCGAAGATCAGCACCAGGGGATCGAACCGGGGGTCGGCGAGGATCTTCTCCTGCGTCCAGCCCGTCGCGGTCAGCTCCTGCATGAGCGCGGTCCGCTCCTGCATCTCCGTGACGCCGGCCTCGGCCATGTGCGTGCCGCGCGCCACGTGCTCGTCAGTCGGCCCCTGGATCAGCACCTCTGCGAGCCCGTCGAACATGCCCCAGTCGCCGACCCCCTTGAAGTCGGCGATCCAGAACCTGACCCGGCGCGACAGGGACAGCCACAGTGCCAGCGCCCGCAGCGCCGCCGTCTTCCCGTGGTTGCTGATGCCCGTGACGAGGACGTGCCGCTGGAACACGCTCACCGTTGACGGCTCGCCGCGCAGGCTCTGCCCCCACGGGGCGCGCCCTGTGCGGTAGTCCGCCCGCACGGCGTGGTCAGTGACCAGCGGGGAAGGCCCGATCGGCTCGTCAAGGGCGCCGGAGTCGGCGATCCACAGGCGCACCGTGCGCGGGCGGCCCGGGACCGTGATGAACAGCTCGTGGTTATGGCGGCCGACGTTCTCGGCGAGCTTCTCGCGCCGGCCGCGGACCTCTGACGTGGACACCCCGGTCGGCAGGTAGACGTCAACCTCGATGCCGCACCCGGCTGAGGTGATCAGGCCGAGCATCTGCGCCGCGCCGTCGTCCGTCGACTGGACGGCCTTCCGCAGCACCGGGAGGCCCAGGTCGCGCAGTGCGGTGGCCAGGATCGACGGGGTAACGGGGGCGCCTTCGTGCTCTTCCCGCTGGGCGGCCGTCATCAGCCACGAGGGCAGCTCGGCGCGGGTGCGGCCGAGGTGCCACAGCCGCGCGATGATGGCCAGCGGGACGCCGAACGACAGCACCCAGACGGCAACCGTCCAGACTGCCACCACGTCGCCGACGAGCGTGAACAGGGTCTTCCACGGCCACAGCAGGTAGCCGGGGCTGTGGTGGTCGTAGGCCAGGGCGATGCCGGTCATCACCATCAGGAAGGCCCAGATCGCGAGCAGGTAGGGCGACAGCTTGGCCAGGTCGCGCAGCATCTCCACGTGGGCCTGCCGCCGCTCGGTGCGGCCCTTGCGCTCTAGCTCGGCCTGCTGGAGGAACTGGAGCGCGAGCGGCCCGTTGGCGGTGCCTGCCTGCTCGGCCAGTGCCGTGGCGAGGTTACGCCTGCGCCGCCGCTGGCGGGCGAGGGCGACCAGGCCGCCGGGGACGTACAGGGCGTGGCGCACGGTGGCGCGCGGCAGCGGGTGGCGGGTGATGACGTGCAGCACGTACACCGGCCGCCGCGGCTCGCCGACGATCACGCCGTCGATGACGTCGGCCAGCTCGTCATCTTCTGGCACGGCGGGCAGGTTCACGGGCTGCTCAGGCTGCATCGGCGCTCGCCGTGTCCAGCTCCGCGAGCACCCGCTCGCGTACTTCCGTCGCCGCCTGCCGGCTCAGCCCGAACTTCGTCGCGAGCGCGTTCACGGACCACGGGTTCCCGGCCGCGAGGGTGGCCCGCATGGACGCCTCCGCCGCGCTCTCGGCGGTCGACGGGACCCGCGACGGCACTTCGCTCACCTGCGGCAGTTCAAGATTCGCCGTCACGTTTGAGGCACGGCGCGACGACGCGCGGACGAGCATCATCAGCAGCTCGTAGCAGCCGACGAAGGCGAGCGCGGGCCATGACGCGATCAGCGCGCCGAGCCACCCGGACGGCAGCCCGGCGAGGACGTTGACGGCGAGGGTCGCGCCGATGCCGGCGGCGAGCAGGACCCATGCGAGCGGGGGCGGTTCCTCGCGGTGGCGGGCGGCGTCGAGCAGCACCATGGACGACGCGATGATGAGGCCGTCGATCGTGACGGGGTACCAGCGGCCGATGATTCCGGGCTCGCCGTGGACGGTGACGACGGCGACGGCGTGGCGGTAGGAGACCCACCCGGCGACCGCGGCGACGGAGAGCACGGCGGTGACCGCGGTGCCGCGGGTGAGGCTGTCACTGGCGGCTGCGGCGGGGGTGTCTGTAGGCTCCATCTGGGCCTCTCCAGGTGATGTCTGGTTGTAGGTGAGGGCTTCGCCCCCGGGACGTCAGGTTGGTTCGCGCCGACCTGGCGTCCCGCCGTCATTTCAGGCGGTTGTCAAGTAAAAGGTATTCCAACTATGGCAGGTACACCAGCTATGCCCTGACACGGCTAGCATTTCAGGGATGCCTAGCATGATCATCATGCAGCCGCTCGTCATCGATACCCGCAGTTCAGTGCCCAGTTACCGCCAGCTGGCGGACCAGCTGCGCGCTGCTGTCGAATCCGGGGAAATCGCGCCCGACGAGCCGCTCCCGTCGCTCACCCGCATCCGCCAGGAGACCGGCCTCGCCGTCGGCACCATCCAGAAAGGCATCGGCGTCCTGGTCGACGACGGCTACGCCTACACCGTCCCCGGCCGCGGCACGTTCGCCCGCCCTGCGTGACCATGCGCTACCATGCGCGGCCATGGGCGGGGACTCCCAGCCATGCCCTGCCACTGTTGAGCGATGCGATCCGTAGACCGCAGTTCACGAACCCCCCCGTGGCAGCAGATCGCCGCCGCGCTGCGCGAGGAGATCACCCGGGGCCGCTACGGGCCTGACGACCGGCTCCCGTCCGTCGCCGAGACCGCCGCGGCGTGGAGCGTCAACCGCAAGACCGCGAACAAGGCACTGCTCGCCCTCGCCGCGGAAGGGCTGATCGAGACGGAAGAGGGCATGGGCTACTACGTCAGGCCGGATGTGTCATAGGCCGCAGGTCGCTGGAACGACGCTCCGGATATGACACACTTAGCCTGTGGCTACCGGGACATCTGATGAATGGCTGTTGTACCTGCGTAAGAGCGTCGGCTACGCGGGCATAAGCCGCCAGCGCGCCAGCACCACGGACCACCTGGCCCGCCGCGGCGGTACCGTGGCGGCCGAGTTCTCCGACTCCGACCGCACCGCGTTCCGGTCCATCCGCGACGACATCGACGCCCCGATGCCCTACCGGCCGCGGTTCGCCGCGATGCTGGAGGAGATGGCGCGGCGTCCCGGCGTCGGCGTCGCCGCCTGGCACGCCGACCGGCTCGGCCGTGACCCGGAGGCGACCGAGATCCTGATCCGCGCCTGCCGCCGCGGCGGCCACCTGATCAGCACCACCCGCGGCGGCGACTACGACGTCACCACCGCCAACGGGCGCAAGCACCTGCGGGACGACATCAACGCGGCGACCCACGAGGTTGACCACAACACCGAGCGGCTGGTGGAGGCCAAGGCGGAGTACGCGGCGGAGGGCCGCTACCTGGGCGGCCTGCGGCCGTTCGGCTGGCGGACGACCGGGGAGCCCGGCGTCCTGGAGCTGGACGAGGCGGAGGCGGAGGCGGTCCGGAGGGCGTGCGGCGAGCTGCTTGCCGGGACGGCGGTCCGGGCGATCGCGCGGCAGTGGAACGAGGCGGGGCTGACCGGGACGGGCGGCGGCCGGTGGACGACCAGCACCGTGCACAAGGTGCTGTCGCGGCCGCGGAACGCCGGGCTGGCCGAGCACCGCGGGCGCGTCTTCGCCGTCGACGGCGGGGTGAAGTGGCCGGCCATCCTCGACGAGGAGACGTGGCGGGCCGTCGCCGCGGTGCTGTCCGACCCGGGGCGGCGGTCCAACCACGGCGGGACGGCGCCGTCTCACCTGCTGTCGGGCATCGCGCTGTGCGGCGGCTGCGGGCTGGCCGTCGTCGCCGGGAAGTCGGCGGACGGGACGCCGCGCTACCGGTGCTCGCGGCATTCCCGCGGGCTGCCGCGCCGCCCGGGCCCGCACGCCTCGCGGTGCGCCGCCGACGTCGACAGGCTCATCGCGTACCTGGCCGTGGGGCGGATGAAGCGGGACGACGCCGCGAGGCTGCTGCGGGAGGACCGCGGCGGGGAGCGCCCGGCGCTGCTGGCCCGGCGCGCTGTGCTGGAGGCGCGCAAGGCCGAGCAGTGGCGCCTGTACCAGGCCGGGGTGATCGACGACCTGGAGCTGGCGGACGGGCGCCGGCAGGTCCGTGAGGGCCTGGCGGACGTGGAGGCGCAGCTGCGGGCGATCGAGGCCGGGGACGTGATCGCGCCGTTCCTGGGCGACCCGGAGGGCACGTGGCGGCGGGCGCCGCTGGAGCTGAAGCGCGCTGTCGTCTCCGCGCTGATGCACGTGACCCTCATGCCGGGGGCGAAGTTCTCCCGGCCGCCCGGCTGGAAGCAGGGTGACGGGCAGTTTGACCCGCGGCTGGTCGACGTGCGGTGGGCGCGGCGGCTGCCGTCTGACGGCTAGGACGCGGTGAAGCTCTTGCCGTCCGGGGAGACGGTGACCGTGTACGCGCCGGAGGTGCCGCCGAGGAAGTAGACGAAGCACATGTAGGTCCCGGTGTAGGTGTTCCTGGCGCACGAGGCGGTGTCGGAGTGCTCGCGCGCCTTCATCGCCTGGGCGAGCTGAACCGGGTCGCGGTAGTCGGAGTGCCCCGGGGTGATCCCGGGGACGGAGACGCCCGCGGCCGGCAGGACCGCCCGCAGCACTCCCCACGCGATGAGCACGGCGGCTGCGATGAGCGCGACGGGAATCCAGCGACGGCGCATCACGTTTGTCCGCCTGATCCCGTATTGGGAGGGAATGCGCGCTGATCCTGCACGTGCCGCTGCACGTGCCGATCTCTTGCGCGGTCGCCGGGGTCGCTCCAGGTCATAACGATTTTCTCCGTCCGTGGCGGGATTCCCGCAGGTGAGGGGTCTGGAAGGGGGATGGGAGGGCATGGGATACCGCGATTTCACAACTGGCACTTGCGCGCGGCTAAATAACGCGAGTAGTTTAACGAAACGTTAAGAAGATCGTAAGCAAATACCCGCATTTGCTTACCTTGGGTGGGGGAGCGCTTTATGAGCGGGCTACGCATTGCGTCAGTGGTTACGGCAGTTATCGCGGCGGCGCTGTGGGGTATCGCGGCAATCCTCGCCGGGCGCTCCCTGGCGATCGACCTCGCGGCCGCGGGGACGGTGACCCTCAGCGGCGTCGTCTTCACCGTCGCCTACCAGGTCCGGGACCGCGACAAGAACGCGCTGGTGCGCGCGATGGCGGAGGTCACGATACGGCGCGGCCAGGCTCCGACTCAGCCTCTTCGCCAGGTGAGCTGAGGACGCGCTCGAACTCGGCCAGGACGGCACGCCCGGCCTCGCCGCGTTTTGCCAGCTCACGGCGCACGCGGTCGGCGGTGTCCTGGCCGAGTTCTTCGGTCAGGACATCGGGGGGCGGGGGGTCCTTCGGCTCGGCCCAGGCGTAGCCCGACGCTTCTACCAGCTCGCGGGCAAGGTCGGGATGCTTGCGCCAGACGGCGGCGGCGAGGCTGCGGACGGGATCATAGCCGGGGCGGTTCTCGCCCCGGCTCCACCTGTTGACTTGTGAGCGGTTAACGCCTGCCAGCCGCGCCATGCGCGACTGCGGTATTCCCGCGTCACTCAACGCGGCGAGGGCGGCAGTAACGCGGGTGCCGCTCCACTCGTGAGAGTGCATGCACGCACTTTAACCCGCTCATGCATGCGCGCAACAGGTTCCGTGTGCGAACTACGTTCATGTAATTAGTGCGTGCATGCACAGTTTTGGCAGATTCCGTTGCGCCTGCACGTGCAGATGCAGGCAGCTCGCCGGAAGTCTTGCGATGCGAGCTTGCACAGGAGTAGGTTGCGTGTATGCACACACCGACCGCCGCAGTGATCAGGCTCCGCGAGGACGCCTTCAGCGCCTGGGCGGCTAGCCGGGGACTGGAGAGCGCCAGCGCCGCCGCCGAGTTCCTCGGCGTCAGCCACACCACCCTCACCCGCGTACTGAGCGGCGAGACCGATCCGGGCGAGAAGTTCATCGCCGCCGCTCTCGCCGCGACCGGCAGCAAGTTCGAGGAGCTTTTCGAGGTGGCGTCCTGATGGACGAGCTGCCGCCGCACGTCAAGGCCTACGCCGACGCGCTGCTCGCCGCCGCCCCGCCGCTCACCGACGAGGCCGCCGCAGCCATCCGCGCGCTCGCCCCGTACATGCCTGCCCGCGAGATGCAGGCGGCGTAAAACAGGCGGCCCCGCTAGCACAACGGGGCCGCCACCAACGGCGCGAGCACGCGCCAGCCCCGGCCGGAGCACCGCCGGGACACCTCCAAGTAAAGCAGGAGCAAGCAATGCCAGAACCGACCAAGGCCGACCTCAAGGCCGCAGTCGCCAAGCTCACCGAGGAAGTCGCCGCGCTGTACGACATCTTCGCCGCAGCGCGCGAGGCATCCGACGCGGGCGCGGACGTCCACTACCTATTCGGCTACGTCAGCGGCATCGGGAGCCAGCCGTGGGAGCACGGCAACGTCCCGGTGCTGCGCGACTTCGCCGGGGCACTCCGGCTCAAGGGGCGCGAGGCGGACGCGCCGCGCGGCCTCGCGTCGTGCGGCCACCCGGCTAACGACGACGGCGAGTGCGACTGCTCGTCCTGGCCGGAGCGCGCGGTGATGGCGCGATGAGGCACGACATCCCCGTCAAGTGCAAGTGCTCCCACCCGCGCGCCCGCCACGCTGTCGCCGCGCGGGGCTACGCGTCGTGCGACCGCCCCGGCTGCGGGTGCACGGCCTTCCGCACGAGCGCACCGGCGATAGCGGCCCCGCCCCGGGTTGTCCGCGGCGTCGTCGTGGTCGCGCCGCTGGCGGTGACGTCATGACCGCCTGGTACGCCGACGAGCAGCTGTTCGCCTGCTGCACGCACTGCGTCCCTGAGGACGACTGCGACAACGACCACCGCGGCCCGTGCCCCGCAGGCTGCAACGAGCCACGGGAGGAATCATGACCGGGCTGCTGATCTTCGGCGTGTGCATGCTTACTCTCGGCGCGTTCGGTGTCGGCGTCGCGTCCGGGCCCTGGCTCAGGAGCGCGCTCCGCAAGTCGGCCGGCAGGCTGCGCGAGCTCCCGCCGCTGCAAGAGCACCACGGGCACCACCGGGCAGGCGCCGCGCCGTCAGCGCTGCTCACCTCCGAGCAGGTCACCGGCCACGCGGACGTCATGCGCGAGCTGGCCGAGCCGTACCTGCCGCCGTCACCGGCCGGAGAGCACCCCTACCCGCACTACGTGACGCCGGGGGAGTGGCGGTCGTACGTCAACGCCGGGCGCGCCGTGGAGCCCGTCCGCACCGCAGAGCACCCGCCGTGGACTGGCAGCCAGCCCGCGCTCACCCCTGAGGTAGAGGAAGCCGAGCTTGACCGGCAGCGGTACATCCGCGCCCGCCTTGACGAGTGCGGCGCCGTCCCGACCATGGACGACCTGCGCGAGATCCTCGGCACCCTGCGCCAGCCGGACGTTACCGAGTCGGTCAGCGCATGGCGGACGGACGCCGCGCCCGTGTACGGGCAGGCGCCTCAGGACCGCGTGGAAGAGGCCGAGCGGCAGGATGCGGGGCTGCTGAGGTGAGCGCCGGAACATGCTGGGCTGACCCTCTCAGCCGAGCCGAGCGCCGCAGGGTTGCCGCCTTGCTCGCACGTGCCTGCCACCGCTTCTACAACACCCCGCCCGGCAATGCGGGCGCGATGCTCTCCCAGGTCATCGCCTCGGCTGAGATGTCAGACCTGCACCTGGACGTGACGGAGCGGGCGGAGGTGCCATCCTCATGACCGCCGGCCTGATCGCGGTCGGCGCGACCGCCGCAGCCGTCGCCCTCATCGAGAAGCTCCCCGCGCTCGCCGGCATCTGGGCGAAGGACCGCCAGGACAAGCGGGCCAAGGCCAAGGACATGGCGGCGCTTGAGGCGAAGGCAGGTGAGCAGTGAGCCTCCGTCACGGTCACCTGCCCGGCAGCCAGGCCCGCAACGGCCTCCCGCCGCGTACCGACTACACCTACCAGGGCACCGGCAAGGACCGCGGGCCGAACCTCAGCGCCGAGCAGCTCGCGCCCTACCAGGGCGGCTACGAGCAGTGGCTGCCCCAGTTCGCCCGCGGGCTGAACAGGCCGCGCCGGAGCACGGACCCGTGCCCGGGCTGCGGCTACAAGAGCGGCGGCCGGAACTGCCAGGTTCTGTGCGGAGGCGCGCGATGAGCAACCACAAGACGCCCCGCGTCCACCTCGACCATGACGGCCGCGCCCGCTGCGGCAGGCCCCCTGGCGTGCAGCTCACCCCCGACGAGGCCGCCGTCACCTGCGAGTACTGCCTCAACCTGCTCGCCGGCGTCCACGGCATCGGCAACCGGCAGCCCGACAGCGAGCACGGCACGCGCGCCCGCTACCGCTGGCACCTGCGCCACGAAGGACCGCCCGTCCGCTGCGAGTCCTGCCTGCAAGCCGAGCGGAGGCGCAGCGACCGCGCCAGGGACAGGGACAACGCCCGCCGCCGCGAGCGGTACGCCGAAGCCCGCGCAGCCGGGCTGACCTCCCGGCAGGCCAGCCAGCGCAAAGACCTCCGGAGGGCAGCGTGACCTGGCTCACCGTGTACCGCGAGGCCGCCGGGTGGCTCGTCGCCGCCCAGGCAGCCTGCCTCGCCTGGTTCGGCTGGCTGGTAAGGCACAGGCCCCGGGCGCGGCTCAGGCCTGAGCCCGCCATCGACGACGCGGTGCGGATGCTCCGCCGCTGGACCGACGAGGCCGTAGACGCCGAGCTGGAGCAGATGACCGGCGAGGGAGGCGGGCAGGATGGCTGACCTCATCCCGACCGCCAGCGAGGCCGAGTGGCTGGCCGCGCGCCGCAAGGGCATCACCGCGTCGGAGATCGCCGCGCTGATGGGCATCTCGCCCTGGTCATCCCCGTACAAGCTCTATCACCAGAAGCTCGGCCTCCTGCCGGCCGACGAGGTGACCCCGGCGATGGAGCGCGGCAACGTCCTGGAGCCCTACGTCGTGGAGAAGTTCGCCGCGGCGCACCCGGAGTTCGCGGTGCTCGGCACCGGCCGCGAGCTGTACGCCCACCCGTCGCGCCCCTGGCAGATGGCCACGCCGGACCGCATGGTGCACGACGTCGTGGAGGTTGACCGCTGCACCTGCGGCACCGGCCCGATGGGCTACTACGGCATGCACGAGCGTCACTGCGGCTGGGAACTGGACAGGCCGGTTGCCGTCCTGGAGACCAAGACCACCACCGACATGAGCGAGTGGGGCGAGCCCGGCACCGACGAGATCCCCGTCCACTACCGCTCGCAGGTGCTCTGGCAGATGGACGTGATGGGCGTCAGCCGTGCCTACGTGGCCGTGCTCGACATCAGGCAGTGGGAGGTGTCCGAGTACGCCGTCAGCCACATCGACGGCTGCGGGCCCGGCCGCTACCTGCTCGCCTACCCGTCGCTCGCCTGCCCGGCCTGCGATGACGTCGTGCTCATGCGCGAGAAGGCGCAGGAGTTCATCAAGCAGATGGAATCCGGCGACATCCCCGACGCCGACTGGAGCGCGGCCACGGCCTACGCGCTCAAGCAGCTGCACCCGTCCCTTGAGGACCGTGACGCGCACATCGGACGCCGCCTGGAGATCTCTTACCGCGCCGCCATCCGGCACTACAAGGACGCCGAGCAGCGCAAGGACGAGATGACCAACCGTCTCCGCGAAGCCATGGGCAGCGCCAGCCGCGCCGTTGCCGCCGGCACGGTCGGCAGCGACGGCAAGCGCGTCGTCATCGCCACCCGCCAGGTCTATGACCAGGCAGCCAAGACCATCGAGCGCAAGGCGTCGACCGTCGACAAGCTCGTTCCCGCCAAGCAGAAGAAGGAATCATGACGGCCCAGACCGTGACCGCGGCTGCCGAAGAGCAGTCCCGCGACCTGAAGCTCATCAACTGGCTGCGCGCCCAGCAGGACGACCTTGCCATGGCCGCCGCCAGCCACCTCAAGCCCGCCACCATCGTCCGCGTCGCCCAGGGCGCGCTCCGCAAGGACCCCAAGCTGATGGCGGCCGCGATCGCCAACCCGCAGTCGCTGCTGTACTGCCTGCTCGACGCCGCCCGGCTCGGCCACGAGGCCGGGACCGACCAGTACTGGCTGATCCCGTTCGGCCAGGAGGTCACCGGCATCGAGGGGTACAAGGGCGTCATCGAGCGGATGTACCGGGCGGGCGGCGTGTCCACCGTGCACGCCGAGGTCGTACGCCAGAAGGACGTCTACCGCGGGCTCGGCTCGCGGCAGCCCCCGGTGCACGAGTACGACGAGTTCGCCGACGAGGACGACCGCGGCCCGCTCCGCGGCGTCTACGCCTACGCGATCATGGCCGACGGCACGTGCTCCCAGGTGATCCGGGCAGGCAAGGCCGAGGTCATGAAGCACAAGGCCGTGTCACGCGGCTCCGACCGCGCCGACTCCCCCTGGCAGAAGTGGCCGGTGCCGATGTGGAAGAAGGTGCCGCTGTCGGCCCTGGAACCGTACGTGCCGACCAGCAGCGAGTGGCTGATGACCCGCGCCCGCGCCGAGGCCACCGCCCAGGGGCGGCCGGTCATCACCCAGGGATGGGCACCTCCGATCCCCGCCGCGGCCGCAGCAGCGCCGCGCCAGCTCGTCGCCGGGAGCGTCGAGCCCCAGGACGTCCCGCCCGCGGGCGAGCAGCCATCCCCCCCGGCTGCGCAGGCTGACCCCGTGCCTGCACCCCCCGGTCCCGCGGGCGGGACCCCCGGCGACGAGCGGCACAAGGCCCTCGTCGGCGTCGCGCAGCAGCACTTCAGGCGGCTCGGCTACGCCGACGCGGACAAGCAGGACCGGCTACGCCACGCCACCGACCTCGTGCTCGGCACCGAGGTGCCCGCGGTCAGCTCGTTCAACGACCTCACCCACGGCGAGCTGGAAGACCTCAACCGGATCGTGGAGCGGCTCAAGGACCGCGCGGCGCTCAACCGGATGCTGAAGAGCGGCGAGGTGAACGGTGAGTGACGTCCTGCTCGGCACGGTGCCCGACTCGGACGGCGACCCGGTTGAGGTGTGGCGCAACCATGACGGCACCGTGTCGCTGATCCTGACGGTCCGCGACGAGGACGCGCTCACCTTCGCGCCGGGCGGGCTGGACGCCGTGCGCGAGCTGCTCGACCGCGAGGCGATGCCGGGACAGGTGAGCTGATGGACGTCACCGAGAGCGAGCTCGCGTGGGCCCTGCGGACCACGAAGATCATGGTTCACGACAAGGACGGCCTGGCCGACCTCGCCGGGTGCTTCGACGCCGGCACGCTGGTCACGCGGGGGAAAGGTGCCGTCTGGCTGCCGGAAGAGCACGCCGTGATGCTGCTGCGGAAGATCGAGGGCGAGCAGAAGCGCCGCCGCGCCGAGGAAGCCGAGTGCCGCGCCGAGGGGGCGCGCTGCGACCGCGAGGGCGGACCGTGCACCTGCCCGTGTGACCCGGAAGCCGAGGCCGCCGCGCTCCGCGAGCCGCACCCGACCGGGCCGCGCCTCGCCGACGCCGACCTGTGCGCCCGCTGCGGCAACCAGTTCAAGCCCGGCCTGATCTGCGACGCGTGCCGCGAAGACGTGGTTGACGCCCACGTCTGCTGCGAGCACGTGCCCGGTGACGGCGAACTAGCGGTGCTCGTCACCGTCAAGCGCGAGCTGGACCGCCTCTGCCTCAAGCCGGAGGGCACCATGCGCCGCGTGCTCGCCTACCTGACCGACAGCTACGGCTACGTGCTGGCCGACGAGGACTGACCCCCTGGCCGCGCCTGCGCCCCGGCGCGGGCGCGGCCAACGTACCCGAAGGAGACCGATGAACCGGCACCAGCAAGCCGCGATCGACCGGCACTGCCGCCTGTCGATCGAGACGATGCACCACGGGTTCGCCAGGCCGCTGCCCGGCGGCCTGTCCGTCGTGCTGACGGTGAACAGCGGCTATGAATGAATCGAGGCGGGATTCGGCGGGCCGGTCTGGCACGCGAGCATCGCAACGCGCAGTCTCCCTATCCGTGCTGTCCTTGAGCGGGAAGCCGAGCGGCAGCTTGCCGGTGTCGGCGATCCGTCGCTCGGCGAGTGGCGCGAGTCCGGCGGCAGGTTCTTCCACCTGCGCCGCAGGCTCAGCGAGGCCGAGCAGCGCAAGGTGGGCCCGGCACTGGATATCCGGCGCACACCGGAGGCCGTCAGGCGCGCTCTGCGGCTCGGCGGGATGCTCGCCTACGCACCGCCTGAAGTCATCGCCGACGAGATCGGCGAGCTGTGACGGGAAGCCCGCCGTCACCGTCGCCCGGGAGCAGGCGAGCCGTGGCAGGTAAGCGGAAGCCGATCAACCACGGCACCTACGGCGGCTACCAGACCCACGTCAAGCGCCGCGACGTGCCGTGCGACGCCTGCTGCCGTGGCCTGGCCGACTACAGGCGCCGCTACCGGAACGTGCGCAGGTGCGCGCCGGGCCTGGGCTGGCCGCTGGAGGCGAGCCGTGGCTAGGCCCCGGCCGCCGCGCCCGGAGCCGCTGACCCCGGAAGAGGAAGCGGCGCTCAGGCAAGCCGGCGCCGCGCACCTCGTCGACCTCTACGAGGTGCTCACCGGCACCGGGAAGCACGCCGATCACGAGCGGGAGCAGATAGGCCGCTGCGTGTTCTGCTCGTGCGGTACCCGCGTGCAGGGACGGATGGAGGCGAGCCGTGGCTAGCGCCCTGGTCACAACCGCCCGCTGCCTGCACCCGGGGTGCGGCTGGTCGGCGGCAGGCCCGTGGGCGGACGTCGACAAGGCGGCGGCGCACACCGAGAAGCCGCCGAAGCACGCGACGTCGACCGAGACGAGGGCGACGTGAGCGCGCTCTTTGAGCTGACCGCCGCCGACGTGGCCACGACGAACGACGACTGGTACACGCCCCGGTGGATCTTCGAGGCGGCCGGGGTCACGTTCGACATGGACGTGTGCGCGCCGGTCGCGCCGGAGTTCCGTACCTGCCCCGCGCGGCGCTACCTGACCGTTCTTGACGACGGTCTCACTGCCCCGTGGGACGGGCTGGTGTGGATGAACCCGCCGTTCAGCAACCTGCGGCCCTGGCTGGCCAGGTGGCGCGGCCACGCCGACGGGCTGGCACTCGTGCCGGGCCTGCCGCGCGCATGGCTCGGCGGCGTCCTGCGGGGCGCTGACGCTCTCACGGTGACCTGCCCGGCTTTCCTGCGGCCCGGAGGGGCACGCGGTGACCTGCCCGTCGTGTCGTTCATCCTCGGGCGCGGAGCTGGAGCGGAGCTAGTGTCCCGCATCGCGGAGGCGGCGGACAGCGAGGTCTTCGCCGCCCGCCGCCTCTCACAGGGGGTGCTGGCGTGCTAGGCGTCCTGCGCCGCCGCGTCCCGCCGCCGCCGCAGCAGCCCGCGCCGGACGGCCCGCAGCCCGGTGACCTCGACGCCGCCCCGCCGCCGCCGCACCCGGACGTGATCGTTTTCGGCGACTGGCACCCGCCGGCCGCGCTCGGGTTCGCGGTGCGGGAGGTGACCGGTTGAGCGCGCTAGGCGTCTGTCTTGCGCGGCGGCGTGGCCACGTACCGCTTCAGGTACGCCACGATCACGCCGGTCAGCGTCCTGCCCTCGGCTGCCGCCTTGGCCTGAGCGGCACGCCACAAGTCCGTGTCTACGCGGATCGCGCGGTTCGGCGTCTTCGGCTTGTTGGGCACACGGCGAATCGTACCCGGTGCATGTGCGCCCTGTCGTGTCTGAGTTGCCTGGTGCATGTACACCAGAGTAGCTTGGTGTATGTACACCAGGCAAGTTGAGGCTTGGTCCGGAGGGACGAGGGAGACGGGAAGGCGTGGATGGCAACCGGCGCGGCGAAATTGGCTTGGGAGAACTCGCGCGCCCAGAACGGATCACTGCTTCTCGTAATGGCGATCGCATTCGAGCTTGAGGCTAAGGGGAATTGCATCATGACCGTCGCGGAACTGGCCGGAAAGGCGCGGCTAAGTGAGCGCGCCGTTCAGGCTGCGACCGTGGACCTGACCAAACTAGGCGAACTGACGGTCACGCGGCGTGCCGAAGGGCACCGGAACGGCTACGCGCTGTCGATGCTCAGGGGTGCAGAATCTGCACCCCTACCGGCTGGTAGCCCCGCAGAATCTGCACCCCCGCAGATTCTGCACCCCGCAGAATCTGCACCCCTCAAACCGAAAGCTGCCGGTCAAGCCAGGGGCGCAAAATCTGCACCCCTCGAAATCTCCGACATGTTTGTAGTTAGTACAGGTAGTCATGTGGCTGAGGTTAAAGACGTGCCGGCAAAGCCGCCACGGCGCCGAAGCGACGGGCGCGAAGACGTCGACCGGCTCTGCAGCCACCTCGCCGACCGCATCGCGGCCAACGGCTGCAAGCGCCCTAATCCCAATCAGAAATGGCGCGACGCCGCACGGCTCATGCTCGACGCCGACGGCCGCACCGAAAAGCAGGTGCACAACATGATCGACTGGTGCCAGGACAGCGAATTCTGGCGCGGCAATATCCTCTCGATGCCAAAGCTCCGCGAGAAATACGACCAGCTCAAAATGCAGGCAATGCGCCCCGCAAGGCAAGCGAACGGGAACGAGAACCTCGGCTACGTCGCCGCCTTCCTCAAGAGAAACGGAGCGGGCGAATGAGCCCCCAGGAAACCGCGATGCTCGTCGCCTACGTCGCCGGGGCGTGCCCCCAGCAGAAAATGAACGCACTCACCCCCGACGCATGGCACGACATCCTCGGCCACCTCGAATACGCGGAATGCCGCCATGCCGCCCGCACCGTCGCCGCCCGCCAGCCGTTCGTCGCCCCGTCCGAGATCATCGCCGAGATCGCCGCCGCCCGCAGCACGCGCCACCCGCACAGCGAGGCATGCCGGCGCGGCGACCACGGCGAGTGGTGCCGCGTGAGCTGGTGCGGCTGCACCTGCCACCCCGCCGCCGTCGCGGCCGTCAGCAGCCCCGCACCGGCGCGCACCGCCGTCCCCGGCGCCCAGCGTGACAGCGAGCCTCGCCAGATCAGCGCGGGCGACCTCCCCGTCCGCAGGCCATCGTGAGCGGCGTCTGCGGAGTCTGCGGCGACACCGGCCACTACGCCGCCGCCTGCCCCGTCGCAGACGACGTGCTCGACACCCGGCCGCCCTGGTGCGGCCAGTGCGACCAGCGCACCCGGCTCGCCACCATCGACGTGGAGCGCGGCACCGTCCGCAAGTGCCAGGCGTGCCACCCCACCGCGCAGAAGCGCCCCGACCAGCACCGGCGCTGCGGCGGGTGCGGGACCACCGTCTACCGGTGGGACACCTCCCAGTGCGGGTCGCACCAGGAGATCGGAAAGAGCCTGGAATGCACCCGCGCCGAATGCCAGTGCCACCCGGCAGCCGCATGACGCCGCCCGGCAAGGCGCGGCTGATAAAGCACGAGAACGAACTGTGGAAAGACGTACAGCGAAAGGTGAAAGCGAAATGAGCGAGGAATACACCGTCGCGGATTACATGATCCGCGAGCAGGCCGCAACACGTCACCGCGCCGTGGCCGATGTCGTGCAGTGGTTCGGCTTCAGCCACCTGCCTACCGGGCTGCCGCGCGGCGTCGCCGAGCGGTGCGCCGAGCTGGCCAGCAGCATCCTCGACGTGATCCCGGTTGACGACCCTGAGCTGACGCGCGGCCTGTCGGCGCTGGTGCAGGTCAAGGATCACTTCGTGCGGGCCGCGATCGTCGCGCAGCGCGAGGCCGCGAGCAGTGCCCGCGGCGCCCTGGACGCGCAGAGCCTCCACGACTCGCCCGGCGAGGACCTGTGAGCGCCGCCGCGCCAGGGCAGGCGAGCGCGGGACGGTGGTTTCACCTCGGCTGCGGCGGAACGGTCACCTTCGACATCTCAGGCGGATGGTGCGGCGTGTGCGAAGCCGAAGGGCTGAGCGACGGCGACTACGCGCAGCAGGGACTATCACCTGAGGCCGAGCGCGACTACGCCGAGTTCTCCGCATGGTGGCAGGCCAAGGGCTACCCGGACGGCATCTCGCTCGACTTCAGCGACGCCCGCGACGCCTTCGCCTCCGGGATGCGGGCCGCGCGAGCCATCGCCGCGCGGGAGCCGGACGCGGGCACCACCGCCGCCCAGTGGCGCCAGGGCCGCAGTCAGCCCCGCAACGTCTACGCCCGCACCGGCGGCGACTGGACCGGCGACCAGCTCATCGGCCACTTCGACACGGACGAGCTCGCCGCAGAGGCCTGCCGGGCGCACAACAGCGCGCGGGAGCCGGACGCGGCGGACGGCAATGCGCCCGAGCTGCGGATCACCGACTGCAGCGCCCACGACGACGCCCTGCACATCCAGATCAACACCGGCCATAACTGGCTCTGCGCGGTCGCGCTGGCGTCGATCCTCGCCGAGTACGAGCCGCAGCCCGAAGAGCCGCAGCCCGAAGAGCCGCAGCCCGCGCCCGGGCTGGCCGCCAGGTACGACCGGCTCTACGCCGGCATGACCAGCATCGCCGAAGGACTCGAGCAGCGCGCCGACGTAAACCGGCCGTCCAAGGTCACCGAGATCTGCGACGGCATCGCCGCGTCGCTCCGCAAGCTGCTGGAGCGCAAGTGACCGGCATCGGCGAGCGGCTCGAGGACGACTGGGACGCGGCCGTCACCAAGGTCCGCGAATTGACCGGCCACCCCGAACCCGTACCGCCAATCCAAGCCATCCCGACAAGTCAGGAGAACCACGTGCCCATCGGAACCGAGTTCCACCGCATCGCGACCATCCTCGAAACCTTCGGCGAAGACGCCATCGCCATCTTCGAGGCCATCGCCGGCAACCCCGAGACCAGGGCCGCCGCGATCACCCTCGCCAACCTCGCCGGGCTCCCGCTCACCGGCAGCACCATCACCGCCGGCGTCGCCGGGCTCGGCATGATCCAGAACGTCTGGCACGCCGCCCAGCAGGCCGTGATCGCCGATCAGCAGGCGCACGGCACGCAGCAGGGCACGCCCGTCGCGACGCCCGCGATGGTGAAGTGATGGCCGCTGCGGCTATCGCCGTCAGCGCGCTCGCGCTCACCCTGAGCACGGCGAGCTTCCTGTTCACCGTCCAGATGAACCGCCCGCGGCGCCAGCGGTGACCGCTCCCGCGTGCGGCTCGTGCACCGCGCCCGTCCCGGACGGATACCTCTGCTCGGGCTGCACGCGGGACCTCGCCGAGCTACTGCTCACCGCCGCCTCGATCGCCAGTGACCTTGACGACGCGATCGCCCGGCTGCTACGGCGCGGATCAGGCGGACGCCGGTCCGAAACAGAGGCGCCGCTGCCCGTTGACATGGCGGCCAGCGACGCCAAAGCCGATCTTCAGCACAAGCTCGACTTCTGGTCGCTCCGCACATGGCGCAGGTCGGTCATGCAGGCCGAGTACCCTCCCGGCGGCATCGCGCGGCGCGCGCAGTGGCTGGCCGTGTACCTCGCGGCGGCACGCCAGGACCCTCACGCCGGACGGCTGCACAATGACATCCGCCGCGTTGTCCATCACGCCCTGGCCGTCATCGACCAGAGGCCCGAGCGCGCCCCCGCCGGCCAGTGCGACAACTGCGGCCGGCAGCTGCTCGCCGAGCTCGGCGCCGAGAGCGTCACCTGCGCCTGCGGCATGACCGCCCTCGCCCTCCAGGACAAGCGCCGTGAGCGCGCCGCGGCCGCCGACGTGCTCGGCACCGCCGCCGAGATCAGCGGCGCCCTCGAGCGCATCGGCATCCGCATACCGCGCGGCACCATCACCTCGTGGGCGTCGCGGGGGCGGCTGCTGCCACGTCCTGGTGGCGCGTACGCGCTGTCGGATGTCTTGGCGTTGCACGCGCAGAGCCAGCAGCCACGGCCGAAAGTGAGAGGATGAACGGCATGGCCAGGATCGAGAACCTAGACCACTTCATGCGCGAGATAACGGCCGACGAGCCGGTGCCGCTGCCGGACGAGCACATCCGCCAGTACAAGCTGCACGTCGCGCCTGATGTCTACACTGCCATCCGCGAAGCCGACAGCGGTCAACAGACCGGCTTCATCGCTTCGCCCTTCTACGGCGTAGCCGAGGTTAAAGTGACCGGCACTCTGGGTAGCGGCGAGTGGATACTCAGGCGTGATGGCCGGAAGATCAACGCCGGAAACATCAACACGCAACCGTAGCTTGCGCCCTGACTTGCCTACTTGACAACTTGCATCAATACTGTTCCTAACGTGACCGCAGTGGCCCTGGGAGACCCGGGGCCACTTTGCGTTGGTGCGGAAGCGCAGCGGACAGAGCGCCGTCTGACTACCGGCAGCACCGCTGCCAGGGGAAGCGGAGGCCGCGGGTTCGAATCCCGCCCGCGCCACAAGCCCGGAGGTGACCATGACAACTGCCAAGGTCACCCTGATCATCGACAGCGCCGACGCCACGGGCACCCTCCTCACCCGCGGCGCTATCCGGATCATCCCTTCCCAGCGGGTCAGCGACACCGCAGACGGCCTGCTGGTGGAGACCGCGGCCGTCCGCGTGCCGCTCACCGGCTGCGGCACGGCGCCCAGCGTGAACCTGTTCCCGAATGACCTCATCGGCCCGCAGGGAGTCAGCGCGCCCGACTGGTCGTACACCATCCACTACGACAGCTGCCCCGGCAACCCGCAGCCCTGGTCATTCCACCTGCTGAGCGCCGGCGGCAGCACGCAGCGGCTGTCGTCGCTCACCGCCTTGTGACGGGAGTTCACTTGCGCATTGCCGTTACCGGCGCCGCCGGCTACATCGGCGGTCACCTGTGCCGGGAACTGACCGCCCGCGGCCATGAGGTCTACGCCATGGACAAGCGGTGGCGGGACGTCGCGGCAGGCGAGTACGAGACGTGGGGGTTTGACCTCGCCGACGACGAGTCACGCAAGGTGTGGCTGGCCGTGCGCCCGGACGTGGTGGTGCACCTCGCGGCACTGTACGGCCGCGTCTGGGGTGAAGCCGACCTGATCGCGACGGCGGCGCAGAACGCGGGCATCACAGCCGCCGTCGCCCGTGACACCGCCAAGGCCAGCGCGCGCCTGGTCTACGTCTCCTCCAGCGAGGTCTACGGGTCGGCCGCCGGCAGTCCCGGCGCGATGCTGGCCCCGCTGAACATGTACGGCCTGACCAAGAAGTGGGGCGAGGAAGCCGCGCGGCTCTACTGCCCGGACGGCCTCGTGATCGCCCGGCTGAACATGCCCTACGGGCCGCCCGTCACCGACCCGGAGCGCGGCACTTCCCCGCCGCACTCCGGCCGCGCCGGGCCGTCCGGCTACAACATGCTGCACACCTTCCTGTGGCAGGCCGCCAACGGGCTGCCCGTCACGGTGCACCGCGGCGCCGAGCGGTCCATGACGTGGATCGGCGACGCCGTCGCAGGCCTCGCGCAGCTCACCGAAACAGAGGGGCTCAGCTGGCCGGCCTGGGACGTGTGCCGCGACGACGACTACCGCAGCGTGGCCGACATCGCCGCCCTCGCCGTGAAGCTCGCCGGGTCGCAGTCGGAAGTCCGCGAAGTGGAGATGCCGGAAGGGATCACCCCGCGTAAGCGCCTCGGCTCCTCGCCGCTGCGCCACCTCGGCTGGGAGCCGAAGGTGAGCCTTGAGGACGGCATGGTGATGTCGCTGCCGCACTTCGCCCGCTACGACGCCGGCGGCGTGTTCCGGTGACCCCGCTGCTGTCGGTGCTGATCGCGACCGTCCCGCACCGGGCGGAGAAGCTCGCGCAGCTGCTCGGCGTCCTGCTGCCGCAGGCTGAGAAGTGGCATTTCGAGGTGATCGGCCTGCGCAACGCCGGCGACAAGCCGCTCGGCGAGTACCGTGCCGCGCTGCTTGACGAGGCGCGCGGCACCTACGCGTGCTTCGTCGACGACGACGACACGGTCCCGGGCTGCTACGCCGCCGCGATCTTCAAGGCGGCCGTGAACAACCCGGACGTGATCGGGTTCGAGCAGCAGTGCAGCGGCTACGGCATGGCGGCGTCGCGCTGCTCGATCAGCCTCCGTTGGGTTAACCCGCCGCAAGAGGCCATCGCCGGGTGGTACCTGCGCAGCGTCTCGCACGTCTGCCCGGTCAGGACGGAACTCGCCCGCCAGGCACCGTGGACGTCGATGCTGCCGCACACCGGAGAGGACATGGACTGGGCGCGGCGCATGACGCCGCTGCTCAGGGACCGCGGCAGCAACGAGGCGTACATCGACCGGGTGATGTACCACTACCAGTGGACCGCGGCCGACAGCACGCAGTTCGGGATGCGCGACCGCTACCGCGGCCACGAACCCGGCCCGCTGCCGTCGTTCCCGGCGCCGTTCAGGTGGCACGAGTGGTCCCGCTGATCACCGTCGTCATCCCGACCGTCGACGGCCGCGAGGACCAGCTGGCACGGACGCTCGGCGCGTACGCGTCGCAGGCGCCCGGCGCCTACCGGCTGAACGTGATCGTGGTGCACAATCTCCCGTGCGTCGGCGCGGCATGGCAGCAAGGCGCCGGCAGCGCCACCGGTGACTACCTGCACCTGGGCAACGACGACACCGAGCCGCATCCCGGCTGGCATCTCCCGGCGATCGAGAGCGCGGACGCCGGGATGCTGCCCGCACCGCAGGTTTACGGGCCCGCTGGCGAGCCGCAGTCGCTGCCCGAGTGGGGCAAGCTCGCCGCCGACGGCACGCCCGTCTCGATGAGCACCATCCCGTTCTGCACGATGGCGCAGTGGGAGAAGATCGGCCCGCTGGACACCCGGCTGCACTACTACGCGGATGATTTCTTCAGCTTCCGCGGCAAGCTGGCCGGCTACCCGGTGGTGCTCCGCAGCGGCTACGCGTTCACCCACCAGTGGGCGCAGCCGGGCCGCGGCGCCGGGATGAGCGAGGGCGGCCGGATGGTTCATGACCTGCCGCTGTACCAGCAGTCATGCGCCCGGGCCGCGGCGGGTGACTGGCCGTGAACATCCGGCACTACTACCACCTGTACGCCGACGGCGAGTGGGAGCTGCCCGTCGCCGGGCACTTCGGCGCGCTGGCCGACGCGGGCCTGCACGCTGAGACCGTCGTGGGCATTGTCGGCGCCGAGCCGAACCGCAACCGCGCCCGGGAAGCGGTCCGCATCCTGTGCCAGACAGACGGCCTGCCGCTCCCTGTCCGCTACGTGGAGGCGTACCAGGGCTGGGAGCAGCACACCCTGCGCGAGATGCGCCGTGACGCGCTTGAGCTCCCCGAGTTCTACGCGCTGTACTGCCACACCAAGGGCGCGGCCAACCCGGCGCCGTCGCAGGACCGCTGGCGGCAGGCGATGACCACCGCGCTCGTCGGGGGCTGGCAGAAGTGCACCGAGCTGCTCGCCGGCCATGACAGCGTGGGATGCCACCGGTACGTGCCGCCGCCGCCAAGGGACAACCCGTTCTACGCGGGGAACTTCTGGTGGGCGCGCTCGCCGGTGCTGGCCGGCCTGCCTGACCCGATGTCGGATGACGTGATCCACAACCACGGTGACGAGCGGTGGACCTCTCACCGCTACGCCGCCGAGATCTGGCTCCAGCCGTGGGAGCGGTGGGCCGACGTGCTGCCCGGCACGGTGAGCTACTGATGCTCGCCGTCGTGATCTTCCGCGACCGGGTCACCTACGCGGCCCGCTGCACCGCCGCCCTGCAAGCCGCCGGCCTTGACGTCGTGATCGCCGACCACGGCACCACATACCCGGCCGCGCTGGACTGGCTCGCCGGGCTCGAGCGGTCCGGCGTCCCGGTGCACTACGACGGCGACGCCCACGCCCACGTCCTGTGGCAGCGCCCGTGGTTCCGCGAGCTCGCCGCCGCCGGCCCGTACATCGTCACCGACCCCGACGTCGTGCCGTCCGAGGACTGCCCGCCCGACTGGCCGGACGTCCTGGCGGAGGCACTGAGGGAAAACCCGGCGCTCGAGCGCGCCGGGCTCGCCCTGCGGATCGACAACCTGCCTGAGCACAACCCGGCCAGGGCCGACGTGATCGGGTGGGAGTCGCAGTTCTGGGAGCGCCCGCTACTGCCCGGCTTCTACGCCGCGGCGCTCGACACGACGCTCGCGGTGCACCAGCCGCTCACGCCGGCGACCGAGGGCCACGCCACCGGCCGCGCCGTCCGGAGCGGCTTCCCGTACACCGCCGACCACCTCGCGTGGCACGAGGACCCGCAGAACCTGCCCGAAGACGTCGCCTGGTACTACGCCCGCCTCGAGCGGCGCGTCTGCCGGTGCGGCGCCGGGGTCTCCCACTGGGCGCCGAAGTGAAGTGGGTCCGGACCTGGCCCGAACGGATACCGCCGTTCCGCGGCTACGTGGTCGACATGATGGAGCGCGCCGTCATGGACACCGACTACTTTCCGGTCCTGGCCGCGCTCGACGCCGACACGGTCATCATCGAGTGGGACCTGGCGGTCTCGCTCGAGGACATGCTGGCGTTCACCGCCGCGTGCGAGGCCGACCCGGGCACGGTCCGGGTAGCACCGTACCGGCTCTACCACCGCAAGCGCGACGGCCAGCCGGTACCGGTCTGGGCGCACCAGTCCGCATGGCACTACGCGCCGCTCACCGGCAGGCACATCGGCGACGGCGAGCCGGCCTGCGACTGGTTCGGCCTCGGCCTCGCCTACCTGCCGCTCGCCGTGGTGCAGAAGTTCCTCGCCAGTAACCCTGTGCGGCCGGTCACCGACAAGACGTTCAGCCAGTGGCATCATGACGCAGGCCTCGGCATGGTGCCGGTTGAGTGGGGCGTGCGCCCGGTGCACCTGCACTACGAGCTGCCCGGTGCCTAACGGCCGGTGGTCCGGCTCGACCCGGCGGCAGCGGCTGCCGGCGAACTGGCCGCAGCTCTGCCGCGAGGCACGCGAGCTGTACGGCACCAGCTGCTACCTCTGCGGTCACGGCGACGCGGTCGACACCGACCACCTGATCGCGGGCGACAACCATGACGTGGCCAACCTGCGGGCCATCTGCGGCCGCGGCTGCCAGGAGTGCCGCGCACTGGCCCGCACGCCGTGCCACGTCGTCAAGTCGAGCCGCGAAGGCGGCAAAGCCGCGCAAGCGGCAAGACCCAGGCGGAACCGCGAACCCGAGCGACACCCAGGAATGAGGCAACCATGGCCATGAAGCCGATGCCGCGCATGACATCCGGCCCGAACGCCGGCGCACCGGTCCCCAAGAAGTACCGCGCACTGCCCGCGTCCGACTTCGCCCTGTCCAAGGGCAGGTACCCGGACAACACGGTCAAGCGCGCACGCAACGCCCTCGCCAGGGTGGCGCAGAACGGCACCCCCGCGCAGCAGGCCACCGTCAAGGCCGCAGTCGCACGCAAGTACCCGGCGATCAAGGTCGCCGGCAAGAAGCCCATGCGCAAGGGAATGTAACCGTGCCCGGCCAGCACAGCGTCCGCAGCCAGGCCCAGCAGCGCTACCTCTTCGCCACGCACAAGACCTTCGCAAAGCGCTGGTCGGTAGCAGCAGGCGAGACCGGCCCGAAGGGCAACCCGGCATCGAGAGCTGCCTACCATCGCCTGCCAGTCCGCAAGGGAATCCGCAAGCGAGCATGAGAGTGGTCACGATCAGTAACCACCCCGGGGTTACCCCTCCCCCCTGCCAGCACCTTCACCGGCCTCGCATAGCACCTCGGCTTTTACGTACGTATCGTCACGTTTTCGATTAACGGAAAGTAATCATCAATGAATGAGAAGCCGCCGACCGGGCTGGGCGCCAAGGCGCGCAAGTTCTGGCTTGCCGCGGTTTCGGAGTTCGGTTTCAGGCTTGACGAGCTGCGCGTGCTCGAGGACGCGTGCCGCGAGATGGACCTGATCGACCGGATGGAGAAGGAGCAGCGCGGCAGGCCCCTGATTGCGCGCGGCTCGCAGGGCCAGGAAGTGGCGGCGCCCCTGATCCAGGAGCTGAGGCAGCACCGGGCGACGCTGGCGCGGCTGCTGTCGCAGCTGGCGATCCCGGATGAGGGCGCCGAGGGCGGCGACGCGTCGCGGTCGGCGGCGGCCCGCGAGCTGATCATGGCCCGGTGGCGGCGTGGCTCATAGGCAGGCCGCGGACGACACCGCGGAGGTGACCGCGGCGGTCGTCGGCTGGTACCGCGGAGAGCTGGCCGAGCCTGCGCGGTTCCCGTGGTCGGGTTCGCGGGCGAGCTGGCGGGAGAAGCCGGGTTCTCCGCTGGTGCTGCCGGTGCCGGAGCTGATCGGGCCGAGCTGGCAGACGCGAGAGGGCCGCTGGCTGCTGCCGGAGTACAGCCTCGGGTGGGGGATGCTGGGCTGGTACGGGACGTGGCTGCAGTTGTCGCCGGGGGTTGCGTGGCGGCACACGCTTGAGCAGGCGCGGTGGACGCTGTGGTGGTACGCGGTTGACGGGCGCGGCCGGTTCACGCACCGGGACGCGGTTTTGCAGCGGCTGAAGGGGTGGGGGAAGGACCCGCTGGCGGCGGCTTTGTGCGCGGGGGAGATGCTGGGCCCGTGCCGGTTCGCCGGGTGGGATGCGGACGGCCAGCCGATAGGTGAGCCGCACCCGCAGCCGTGGGTGCAGACGGCGGCGACGTCGCTCGAGCAGACGAAGAACACGATGCTGCTGTTCCAGTACCTGTTCACCCCGGCGGCGGTCGCGAAGTGGCGTTTGCAGGTGCTGAAGGAGAAGGTGCACGGCGCAGGCGGGGCGCTGATCGAGGCGGTCACGTCGTCCCCGGCGACGCTTGAGGGCGCGCGGAGCACGTTCGTGCTGATGAACGAGACGCAGCACTGGAATGCGTCCAACTCGGGCCATGACATGGCGGACGTGATCGAGCGGAACGTGACGAAGAGCCCGGACGGGGCGGCGCGGACGCTGGCGATCACGAACGCGCCGATGCCGGGCGAGGACAGCGTGGCTGAGCGGACGCGGGACGCGTGGGAGCTGGCACAGTCGGGGAAGGCGGCGGATGTCGGCCTGATGTACGACTCGGTTGAGCCGCCGGCGGGGGCGCCGCTGCCGGAGGTCGGCAATGAGCAGGCTGAGGAGTTCGCCCGTGAGGTGATCCGGGCGGTGCGGGGTGACTCGACGTGGCTGGACGTGGACCGGATCTTGCAGTCGATGCAGGACGTGCGGAACGCGCCGAGCAGGTCGCGGCGGTTCTGGTACAACGAGCTCCATTCGCCGGAGGACGCGTGGTGCGCGCGGGCCGAGTGGGAGGCGTGCAAGGTCGAGGGCCTGGAGCTGGCTGACGGCGACTGGATTGTCCTGTTCGGTGACGGGAGCAAGAGCGACGACGCGACGGCGCTGGTCGGCTGCCGGATGGATGACGGTGCAGTGTTCCTGCTGGGCTGCTGGCAGCGCCCGCAGCACGCGAAGGACTGGCGGGTCGACCGGGCTGAGGTTGACGGGGCGGTGACGGACGCGCACGGGCGGTTCCGGGTGTGCGGCTTCTTCTGGGACCCGGCGCCGGGCACCGATGAGGAGACGGGCGACCGCTACTGGGACGATCTGGTGACGGAGTGGGCGCTGCGCTGGGGCGAGACGTACTTCACGAGGGCGAGCGATAAGCACGCGGTGAGCTGGCCGATGGACAAGAACCACCCGGCGAACGTGCGCGACTTCACCGTCGCGGCCGGACAGGGGCGGGCGGACGTGACGCGGCGCGACCTGCCGCACGACGGGAAGCGGCTGCTGCGGATCCACGTGTGCAACATGCGCCGGCGCCTGAACAAGTGGGGCGTCTCGGTTGGCAAGGAGCACCGTGAGTCGTCGGCGAAGATCGACGCCGGCGTGTGCGTGATCGGCGCGCGGATGCTGCGCCGCCGGGTGCAGCTGTCTAAGGAGTGGATGCGCGAGCTCCGTAAGGCGCGCGGTCAGGGAAGGGTGGTGGTTTTCCGGTGATCGAGCCGCCGTGCAGTTTCCGGGCTGTCTTTCACTGGCCGACGTTCTACCGGTACCGCGTGGGCTTGCGTGGCTTGCGCGTGACGCCGAACCGCTATGGCCACGCCGTGATCGGCCTGGCGCTGGTTGCCGGCCGTTATGCCTACTGCGTGAAGTGGGCGGACGCGAGGGCGGTTTTCCGGTGAGCATCCTGTGGGAGACGCCGCTGTCACTCGGCATGCCGCTCGACCTGGCGAACGATGTCCTGTCGCCGGATGAGCAGGACATCGCCGACCGGCTGCTGATGCGGCTGAACCAGGACCTGCCGTACCTGAACGTGCGGGCGGAGTACTACGACGGCGAGCAGCGGATGCGGCACCTGGGCATATCGGTGCCGCCGGAGCTTGAGCACAAGCTGCGGGCGGCGGTCGGCTGGCCGCGGGTGATCGTCGACGCGATCAGGTACAAGCTGCGGGTCAGCGGGTTCCGGTACCCGTCGGCGCTTGAGGCGGACAGCGACATGTGGGACATCTGGACGGCGAACAAGATGCGCGCCAAGTCCCAGCTGGCGCACCTGGCGTGCCTGAAGTACGGCCGCTGCTTCCTGGTGGCCGGGTCTGAGGGCCCGCGGGGGATGCCGCTGATCACGGCGGAGAGCCCGACGACGATGGCGGCGGAGTTCGACGCGGCGACTCACCAGGTGACGGCGGCGCTGCAGCTGTACCGGTATTACGGGGCGCAGGCGGCGGCACTGTACCTGCCGGGTCAGACGATTCACCTGGTGCGCCAGGCGACGGTGCCGGGGGGCACTGTACAGCAGTGGGAGCTGAGCAGCCGGGACGTGCACGGCCTGGAGCAGCCGCCGGTGACGATGATGGCGAACCGGGCCGAGCTCGAGGACCTGTACGGGCGCAGCGAGATCACCCCGGAGGTCATGAGCATCACCGACGCGGCGTGCCGCCGGCTGCTCGGCATGGACGTGGCCAGCGAGTTCTTCGGCACTTTGCAGCGGTACATCATCGGCGCGGCGATGAGCAACTTCCAGACGCCGGACGGTGACCCGATCGCGGCGTGGGAGAGCTACATCGGCCGGCTGCTGGTGCTGGAGCGGGATGAGGAAGGCAACGTGCCGGCGGTGGGCACGTTCAGCGCTAACTCGCCGCAGCCGCTGATCGACGTTTTGCAGCTGTACGCGCGCCTCATGTCCTCGGTGTCGCGGGTAAGCGCGCACCGCTTCGGCCTTTCGACGGATAACCCGGTGTCGGCGGAGGCGATCAAGGCGGAGGACGCGCAGCTTGACGAGCTGGCGGTCAGCAAGCAGGAAGCCTATTCGGACCCGTGGATGGCGTGCATGCAGCATGCGCTGGCGATCGGGAACGGCGGGAGCCTGCCGGGTGACGCCCGGTACCTGGAGGTGCTGTGGGCGTCGCCGTCGGTGCCGTCCCCGGCGGTGCTGGCGCAGGCGGCGCTGGCGAAGGTACAGGCGGGCATGGTGCCGTCAACCTCGGACGTGCTGCTTGAGGAGGTCGGTTACTCGCCGCCGCAGATCAAGCGGATCGAGGCGGACCGCAAGCGGGCGGCGTCGCAGGAGGACCTGGCGGCGATCGCGGACGCCCTGTCCACCGGGACCCTGGCCAAGGAGCTCGGCGCGGAGGCGGGGACGATGAACCCGGCACAGGCAGAGAAGACGGCGGCGGGGAACGCGGCGGGTGCCGGTGGCACAGCAGGCCAGCAGCCAGCCGGCCGCTGACTACCAGCGGCGCCAGGCGCTGCTCGCATCCGCGCTGGCGGTGCAGGTGGACGCGGCATTCACGTCGCTACTGGTGATCGGTGACCTGCGGGCGTCGCTGCCGGTCTTGTCGGCCGGGGTGGCGGCGCTGGTGCAGCGGTACGGGTCCGCGTCAGCGGGGATCGCCGCGTCGTACTACGACCAGGCGCGCGCCGCGGCCGCGGTCAAGGGCGCGTTCCACGTGGTTCCCGCTTCGCCGGCCGGCCTGGATCAGGTTACGCAGTCGGTGCGGTTCGCGACGCGGACCCTGTGGAGCTCGCGGCCCGACACCGCCCCGGCGAAGGCGATGACGCGGGCAGTCGCCGAGCGGCACGTGATGGACGCGGGCCGGGACACGATCACGGCGGCCGTTGCGGGGGACCGGCAGGCGCGCGGGTGGGCGCGGGTGACGCGGCCGGGGTGCTGCTACTTCTGCGCGATGCTCGCAACCAGGGGCGGCGCGTACCTGTCGAAGCAGAGCGCCGAGTTCAAGAAGGGCACCGACGAGCCCTACCACGACCACTGCCACTGCGTGCCTGAGCCGGTTTTCGGGGCGTACGAGATGACGGCCGATGCCCGCGCCTGGCAGGCACTGTGGCGCTCGTCGACGAAGGGCCTCTCGGGTGATGAGGCCGTTAAGGCTTTCCGGCAGGCGTTCGAAGGCCGGGATTAGGCCCCGAAACGGGGCGAAACCATCCGAAACGGAGGGTGAAATGGCTGAAGACGGCCAGCAGGACCAGGACCAGGACGCAGCCGCGGACGCGGGCCAGCAGGGCGCCGGCGCAACGCCGGACACCGACTGGGAAGCCGAGGCGAAGAAGTGGCAGGCCCTGTCCAAGAAGAACGAGGACCGCGCCAAGGCGAACTCGGCAGCCGCAAAGAAGCTCGCAGACCTCGAGGCGGAGAACCAGTCCGACCTCGAGCGGGCGCAGGCCGAGCGTGACGCGGCCCGCGCCGAGATCACCGCGGCCCGCGAGGGCGTCGCGGCGGCGCGGCTCGAGGCGGCGCTGACCGGCCTCGTCGACGACCCGGCGGCCGAGGTCGCCGACCTGAACATCAGCCGTTTCCTCGGCGATGACGGCCAGGTCGACCCGGAGAAGGTGTCGGCACTCAAGGCGCGGTACGCGTCGCGCGTGCCGCCGTCCGGCCCGCGGGCCCCGGCGCCGAACCCGGCGCAGGGCAACGGCACGCGGCAGCTGACGCTCCCGCAGATGGTCGCCGAGCTTGAGGCCAAGCCGGGCAAGTCGCGGGCCGAGCAGGTGGAGCTGGGGCGCCTGAAGGCGCGGCAGCTCATGCAAGTCAAGCAGCAGCAGCAGGGCTAGGGCGCGGTGCCCGGCCCGGAAAAGAGAGGTAAGTCATGGCGGTTAGCGGCCAGGGCACCACGTACAACCTTCCCAACTACCACGGGCGCTTGTTCGAAGTCTCCCCGACGGCGACCCCGTTCCTGAGCATGATCGGCGGGATCAACGGGGCCAAGACGATCCACAGCAAGACGTGGGAATGGCAGACGATCGGCGTGCGCAGCGCGTCGAACAACAACGTGGCGGCGGAAGGCGCGGCGGCGCCGACGGCGAGCGAGCAGGCACGGTCGAACGTCTTCAGCGTCACCGAGATCCACCACTCCAAGATCGACATCAGCTACTCCAAGCAGGCCGCGACCGCGCAGTACGCCGGCCAGAACGTGGGCCCGGAGTTCGACGACGCGGTGATCGCCGAGGTGCAGCTGCAGATCGACCAGGAGCTCAAGGCGATCGGCCTCGACCTGGAGAAGAGCTTCCTGTCTGGCGTCTACCAGCTGCCGACGGACAACAACAGCAACCGGCAGACCCGCGGCATCCTGTCGGCGATCACCACGAACCTGTGCACCGGCTCCGGTGCGGCGCTCACCACCGCGATGATCGAGACGACCCTGCTGAAGTCGATGTGGGACCACGGCGCCCCGCTCGACCAGGACAACACCGTGTTCATCTGCGACAGCGAGTCTGCCGGGTACATCAACAAGCTGTACTCGACGAGCTCGTCGCTGTCGGCGCCGACCCGTGACCGCACCATCGGCGGCATGGCGATCAAGACGATCACCACGATCTTCGGCACGTTCGGCGTGGTCATGGACAGGTCGATGCCCGCCAAGACGCTGCTGGTCGCGGACCTGTCGGTGTGCTTCCCGGTGTTCACCGAGGTCCCGAACAAGGGGATCTTGTTCACCGAGCCCCTGGCCAAGACGGGCTCGTCGGACCCGTACCAGATCTACGGCGAGATCGGCCTGGAGTACGGGCCGGAGATCTACCACGGCGCGCTCGTCAGCTACGCCGCGGCGTAACTGGTGACCACGCTCGCGACGACGGCGCAGCTCGCGCTCAAGCTCGGCGTCACGCTCGACGACGACCGCGCGCAGCAGGCCCTCGACGAGGCCGAGGCTCTCCTGCTCGGCGTCGTCAGCCCGCTGCCCGCTGCCGCGTGGGTGATCGAGCTGCGGATGGCGGCGCGGGCGTTCCCGAACCCGGCGGCGGCCGCGGCGATGTCGGCGGCGGGCGCGTCGGTGTCGTTCCCGTCGCCGGGCGGGGTGTACCTGAGCCGGTACGACAAGGCGGACCTGCGCCGCATGGCCAATTCAGGTAAGGGCGCGTTCAGCGTGAACACCGCACCCGATGCCGGGAAGGGCTATGTCGACCCGCTGGCGCCGGGCACCGTCGACGAGGCGGAGCGGTTCGTGCTGGACCAGGGCATCTTGTGAGGTACGAGCCGGATCACGCGGGCCTCGGCGAGCTGCTGCGCTCAGCCGGCATGCAGGAAGTCGTGCGGGGTGTCGCCGGGACCGCGATGGCGGACGCCGTCGCGACCGCGCCGTTCCGCACCGGCGAGTACAAGTCCTCGTTCTCGGTGCACGTCACCGACGCGGGCGGCCGGAAAGGCGACCGGGCGGAAGCTGACGTGGTCAACGACAGCGGTCACGCGGTCCTCGTCGAGTGGACCGACGGTTTCCACACGCTGCGGAACAGCGCGGAGAGGCTGGCCTAGTGGGCGACTTCCCTGACCCTGAGCTGGCCGTGATCGACGCGGTGAGTGCCCGGTTCGCCGCCGGGATCACTTACGCGGGCGCGCGGACGCTGGTGAGCATCCAGGCCGGGAAGATGCCGGCGGTCCGGGCGAGGCGCACCGGCGACGCAGGCTCAGACGAGATCACGGACCGCTCGCTCATCGAGCTGGCTGTGTTCGCCGAGGACGCGGACACGGCCAAGTCGCTCGCCGAGGGCTGCCGCCAGGACCTGGTGACTGAGCCGGGCATCAGCACCGGCCACGGGCTGATCGACTTCGTGCGCCAGGACGATGGCCCACGGCTGGCCACGTCGCCGGACACGCCGCAGCGGCAGGCGGTGACCTCGGTTTACGCCGTGTCGATGCGCAGGGGCGCATGACCACCGCGCCTCATGAACTGACGAGTTACTTCACGGAAAGGCAGTGCCAATGCCCGGGACCACATTCGCCGCGCTGACCGCGCCGAACGACGCCAACGTCCGCAAGCCGCTCAAGGGCGGCATCATCTTCGGCCCCATGAGCGCGACGCTCCCGGCGGCGCTCACGTCGGGCTCGCCGCCGGCGCTGCAGTCGCTGACCGGCTGGACGGGGCCGCTGGGACGGCTCACCACCGACGGCGCGACCCGCGGCACCGCGGTCACCGCCTCCGACACGACCGGCTGGGGTGAGGGCGTGCCGGCCCGGGTCGACGTGATCGCCAGGGTCCGGACGCTGAAGTTCGGCGCCCTCGAGGTCAACAAGAACGTGCTGTCGTTCTTCTTCCAGGCCGACCCGGCGACCCTCGTCCCCGATGCGACCACGGGCGAGCTCGCGGTTACCGACACCGGTGACCTGAGCCTGGTCAGCTACCGGATGATGCTGCTGATGCAGGACGGCGCGGCCGGCAGCGAGTTCTGGTTCGCGGACCTGCTGCCCAAGGCGTCGATCACGAACTTCGAGGACCTCGTCTTCAAGCCGGACACCGCGGTCATCCACGGTGCCACGGTCACCGCGTACATCGACTCCACGGCCGGGTACGCCTACCGCAACATCTGGTCGGGCCCGGGCTGGCTGGCGAACAAGACGGCGATGGGCTTCTGACATGACGAGGCTCTCCGAGCTGGTCGCGCAGGCGGCCAGGGAACCGTACGAGCTCGACCTGGAGGACGGCGGTCCGGTCATCGAGGTCCCGCAGCCGACGTGGGGCGGCTGGGTCGCGGCGCTCGCGCTGGACACCGACACCGCGATCTTCGCGGCGCTGGGCGTGTCGCCGGAGGACGCGCAGCGGGTCAGCGACGCGGTGAACGGGGCGCCGATGAGCGTCCCCGGCCAGCTGATCGATGACATGCGGAACCACTTCCGCCTGGGAAAGCAGAAGCCCTCGCCGCCCTCGTAGAGCGCTACGAGGACGCGGTGAGGGTGACGCTGCGCCGGTTCGGCGGCGGCGCCGGCCTTGACGACGTGCTGGCCGGCAGGGTCAGCGTCGATGAGGCCTATGCGCTGCTGACGCTGTCGCCGCGGACGTCGCCGCTGTGGGCGGCCGTGTACGCCGACCCGGAGTTCGAGCCGGCGGCTGCCCTCGGCGAGGTGCCGCTGAGCGATTACAGCCCGGAGGCCGAGGCGATCGCGGCCGTCCATGACGAGGTGCAGGCGCTGCGGCGGCTGGTGCACGAACTGTTCGCGCAGGCCCCGCACCCGCAGTTCACCCCGTACCGGCGTCCCGGCGACGCGCGCCGCGCCACGGCGCACGCGGCCGACGACGCCGAGGCGTCGCTGGCGTGGGACGCCATCGTGGCACAGCTGATACCAGAGTGGGGAGGCGCGGGTGTCTTACCGGGCCGGCAGCGCCTTCGTCTCCATCAAGCCTGACCTCACGGGATTCAGCGAGGACGTCGACAAGCAGCTCTCTGGGCTCGATGAGCAGTTCGCCGCGGCGGGCGACAAGGCCGGAAAGGCGTTCGGTGACGCCTTCCAGGACCGGCTGCGGGCCAGCTTCGCTAACCTGCCTGACGCCAAGGTCACCGCGGACGCCGACACCGCCCCGGCGCGCGCCAAGCTGGACGAGCTGACCAAGAAGCCGTGGACCGTCAAGGTCCAGGCCGTCGCCGACAAGACCGCCGGCAAGACGGGCACACTCGCCGACCTGGCGAACCTGTGGGGCCTCGGCGCGGCCGCGGGCGTGGCGCTGGGCCCGTCGGCGCTCGGCCTGACGGCCGGGCTCGCGGGGATCGGTGCCGGGTTCGCCGCGGCCGCGGGCGACGCCGGGGCGTTCGGCGTCATCGCGAAGGGCATGTTCACCGACGTCACGACGGCGCAGGCCGCGCTGACGACCGCTACGGCGGCCTACAACAAGGCGACGACGGATGCCGGGCGCGCGTCGGCGCTCAAGGCCGAGCAGGCGGCACTGGCCGGGCTTACCCCGGCTGAGAAGCAGCTGGCGACCGAGCTGAACGCCCTGTCGGCCGCGTGGAAGCAGCTGCAGAAAGCCGAGCAGCCGGTAGTCGGGGCGGCCATTGCCCCGTGGCTGAAGACCGCGATCGACGGCATGGGGCTGCTGAAGCCGCTGATCAGCGACGGCGCGCAGGCGATCGAGCTGCTCGGCAACGAGGCTGACCAGGCGCTTTCCTCGCCGTTCTGGCAGAAGTTCAGCAGCACGTTCGGGCAGACGGGCGAGGAAGCGCTGCAGGTTTTCGGCACCGCCGCAGGCCAGGTGGCCGACGGGCTGGCTCACTTCTTCGTGGCGTTCGCGCCGGATATCGATAACCTGCTGCCCGGCATCGACAAGCTGTCGGGGGCGTTCGACAGCTGGGCGAAGTCGGTTAACGACCAGGGGCTTAACAGCTTCCTGACCAAGACGTTCAGCCCTGCGAACGTGCACGCCCTGGCGACCGACGGCAAGGAGCTGGCGAGCTTCGTCGAGCAGGTCGCGAAGGCCAGCCAGGACATGTCGCCGCTGGCGTTCGCCGGGCTCGGCAACGTGATGACGATCCTGGGGTCCCTGACGCCGGGTGAGATCGAGGCGCTGACCGGGCTGTTCCTGGCCATCAAGACGATCGGCACGATCAGCTCCGGCATTTCCGCCGTGGCCGGCTTCGTCGGCGGCCTGCAGTCCGCTGCGGGCAAGATCAGCGGGTTCTTCGGCGGGGCGGAGGTGACGGCCGAGTCCGAGGCAGAGGGGGCTGCTGCCGGGGACGCGGGCGGCACCGCGGCGGCAACCGGGTTCACGACCACCTTCGCGGCCGAGGTCAACGCGGCGCTTCCCGGCATCTTCACCGAGGTCGGCGCGACGGGCGCCGCCGAGGCGGGCACCGCGGGCACCGCGTGGGGCACCGCTGCCGCTACCGCCTTCGCTGCCTCGCTCGGCGCCGAGGACGCTGTCGACGTGACGGCGGTGTTCGCCGGGATCGGCACCGAGGCCAGTATCGAGGCCGGCGCCGCCGGGGCTGCTGCGGGCACGGCGTTCGCCGGCGGGTTCGCCGAGTCCCTGGGGGCCATCGGGGCGGCGGTCGCGGCGGCGCTTCCGGAGGCCGGCGGCCTGGCGCTGCTCGGCGCGGGCATCGCCGGGGCGGCGCTCGGCCTGGCGCTCGGCACCGGGTTCACCATCGGGTTCGGCGCGTCCGGGGCGAAGGACGCGGCCAGCGGCCTGATGAACGACGTCAAGTCGTCTGCGGCCGGCGCTAACTCATGGCTGCAGCCGGCCGGGCAGCAGGCCGGGCAGGGGTTCGTCACCGGGTTCGATTCCGAGGGTGCGGCGATCCGGGCGTCGGTCGGGCAGGTCAAGGCGTGGACGCAGGCCGCGGCGGCCGGCAGTAACACGTGGATCCAGCCGCACGGGCAGCAGGCTGCCCAGGGGTTCGCGACCGGGTTCGCGGCCGAGCACGCGGCGATCAACTCCGGCGCGGCGGCACTGAAGGGATGGGTGACGAGCTCGCTCCCGGCGCCGGCCAGCTGGCTGGTGAACGCTGGCATCAGCGCGGCGCAGGGGTTCCTGAACGGGCTGGTCAGCGAGGCCGGGGCGATCTACAACGAGGCCGCCAGCATCGCGAACACGGTGGAGAACACGATCCGGTCGGCGCTCGGGATCAACTCGCCCGCGAAGGTGATGATCCCGCTGGGCAGCGCGGTGCCGGAGGGCGTCGCCGTCGGCATGGACCAGGGGACGGCGTTCGTGACCGACGCGGGCGCGCGCCTGGCGGACGTGACCGCGTCGTCGCTGGCCGGCCTGGCGCAGGCGCAGTCGCTGGCGGCGCTCGGCGTCCCGTCGCTGCCCGGCATCGGGTCGCCTGCGGTCAGGGGCGCGTCGCTGTCGCTCCAGGTGACCGGATCGCCCGGCGGCACGCTCGACCGGCTCTTCCTTGACTGGCTGCAGGAGATGAACTCCCGCGGCCAGCTGACCCTCACGACCCCCTAGGAGACACAGGTGGCAGAGATCAGCGTTGCGCATGACTGCGAGGGCGGCGGCGATGCTGTCGGCGGCGTCGTGCCCGTGCACCGGAAGGCGTCGAGCAGCTGCTGCGGCGCGGTCCTCGCCGAGGGCGGCAGCGACGAGGCCGGCTACGCCTGCACCGGGTGCGGGCAGCCGTGCGAGAAGGTGATGGGCCCGCGTACCGCGCACTGGACGTGCCACTGCGGGACGCGCCGCTCGCAGGTGATCAGTGACCCGGTCGACCACCCTGCGGAGGGCTGAGTCATGGCAGACGGCGTTTCGGCGGCGACGGGCACCAGCATGTGCACGACCGCGGTGGCGAACTGGACGTGGACGCAGCTGCACAAGGGCGCACCCGGGGCGGCCGGGACGTCCAACGTGTCGTCGGTGACGACCAGGAAGGCGACGACCTGGGCGAGCGCGTCGGGGTCGAGCGTGAGCGCGAACGGCACCCTCCCCAAGTGGACGTCGTGGGCGGGCACCAACGGGGAGGCGCAGACGGCCATCAGCGGCTGGGACGCCTCGTCGTCGGGGAACTTCCAGGCGGCCGTCACCCTGTCCGCCAGCGTGACGATGAACACCGGCGACGAGCTCGACCTGACCGCGATCACCGTCGCGGTCCCGAACGCGAGCTAGCCGCGTCCCGATCCGATGTCCCTAGCCGAGTCCGCCGGCGGCGCGGCAACATGGCCGACTAACTCCGGCGTCGCCACCACCGGGACGATCACCCCTGCGTCTAACGACCTCCTGGCGGCTATCGCCGTCTGCGGCAACGGCAACAACGCCGCCGCGACCAGCATCGCCATGAGCGGTACCGGCGCAATGAACGGCACCTGGACGCTGCTGGGCCACCTGTACCTGACGACCGGCCCGATGGCCGCGATCTTCGTCAAGGACGCCGGGGCGTCCCCGTCCAGCGGCACGGCAACGGCCACGTTCTCCTCGCCTACCGAGGGCAGCGGCCTGCAGGTCCGGAGGTTCGCCGGGGCACTGCCTGCTGCCAGCCAGACCGGTGTCGTGGTTACCGGCGGGTCGGCGGGGGGCGGCGTCTTCACTCTCGCCACGGGAACCGGGCTGACCACGGGCAGCCAGGTGGTCGGCGGGTTCGCGGACTCCACCAGCTCCGTTGCCCTCACCGCCAACGGCTCCACGACGATCTACAACCAGGGCAATGGCAGCGGCGGCGACACCGAGGCCGCGATCGAGGCGTCGTCACTCAGCACCGCCGGCGTCAGCATGACGCTCGGGTTCACCAATACCGGGGCGTCGAGCACCAGCCTCGTGCTGGTCGAGATCCTGCCTGCCCCCGGGGCGGTCCTGCGGCCCGTCGTCCTCAGGCAGGCCGTCAGGCGAGCCGCCTACTACTAGGGAGAGCAGCGATGTCTGTCAGGTACGTGGTTTACAACTCGGCGCAGGCCACCACCGCCGCGCCGGTCAAGCAGCCCACCGGTACGGCCATCCGGACCATGATGCAGCTCGCGCCGCTGGTGTCCAGCTTCCCGGTCACGGTCATCGAGTGGGGGTGCTCGTTCGACGGGTCGGCGCTCGCCACGCCCGGCCAGGTGGAGCTGTTCGCGTGCACCGGCGCGGCGACCATGTCCAGCGCTTACGCCGCCGCTGACATCCAGCCGTACGGCGACCACGCGCTGATCACGCCGGCGAACACGGCAGGCACGTCCGGGTCTCCGCTGTCCCTTGGCACCGCACTGTCCGGGTTCGCGACGGCGGCGGTGACCGAGGGGACGGTGGCGAACTACCGCAGCTTCGACCTCCAGATGATCGACCCGGTCAACCAGTACGTGAAGCAGTTCCCGCTCGGCCGCGAGCCGCAGCTGGGCGGCAACAGCGCGACTCAGGAGTTCCTGCGCTGCCGGATGACGTTCGGCGCGAGCGTGAACGCCTACATCTACGTGGTCTTTGAAATCTAGGTTATTTCTGTGTAAGCTTTGCCTATGAGCAGAGTACGCACGCGGCAGGTAAGCGCAGGTCAAGTCTTCGGACGCTGGACAGTGGAGGTGGCTGATGACGGAGGTGTACCGCACAGAGCGCACTGCCGCTGCGCCTGCGGCACACTGCGCTGGGTCATCATCACCAACCTGGTCCGTGGCTATACCACGTCCTGCGGCTGCCGGAAGCGGGAAGAGCTGTCCGCAAAGCCGCACGCGGTCAAGCACGGGCTGTCTGAGCACCCGCTGTACGACTGCTGGGCGCAGATGGTGCAGCGGTGCACTAACCCGGAGAACAGGTCTTTCAAGAACTACGGGGCGCGCGACATACGCGTTTACGGGCCGTGGTTCAGCGTGGCCGAGTTCATCGCGTGGATCACGGCCAACCTGGGGGAACGCCCTGACGGCTGCTCGCTTGACCGCATCAACAATGACGGGCACTACGAGCCGGGTAATGTCCGCTGGTCTACCAGTTCTGCGCAGGCGCGAAACCGGCGGTCACGCTGGCGTTAGCAGGCAGGCCGGAGGTGAGCAGTGCCGCGTCTAGGCCGCAGCAGGCCTGCTAGCAACTACCGGCCGCTGACCCGGCGTGCGCTGACCGGGTCGCACACGGCGTCCGCGTCGCTGACGGTCACCCCGGTGTTCACCGCGGTCCCGCAGGCGGTCCACGTCGCCACGGCGTCCCTCACGGTCACCCCGTCGTTCACCGCCGCCGGGGGTGCCGTACGCCCCCGCACGGCGTCCCTCACGGTCACCCCCTCGTTCACGGCCACGTCGGCGGTCAAGACCGCCGCGTCGCTGACCGTCACCCCGGTACTGAGCGCGGCAGCATCCGGCTTCGCGCCGTGGCCCGGCGGCCCGCTCTTCCTGGCCGCCGAGATCCTGCTGTCCGGCACGTGGAACAACGCGACGAGCTCGCTACGCGGCGGCTCGCAGGTCAGCGTGACGCGCGCTCGGTCCGGTGAGCAGGCCAAGGCAGCCCCCGGCATAGCGAAGCTCAGCCTCGACGACGACGACGGCACGTGGACGCCCGGCGGCTCCGGCGCGGACGCGACCTGGGGCCTCCAGTCGCCCGTGCGCGTGTTCGCCCCCGCGCTGGGCAGTTACCTGCGGCTCGACGGTCCCGGCGGCATCCCGGCCTCGCCGCAGTACGCGAGCACCGCCGATAACAGCGCGCTGCACGTCACCGGCTCCCTTGAGGCGCGCATCATGCTGCAGCTGACGGACTGGCGCCCGGCGACGCTCATGGCCCGCTACGGCGCCTCCGGCACCCCCTCGTGGATCTGGGGGATCCTCGCCGACGGGACGCTCCAGTGGGGCTGGTACGACTCCGGCGGCACGGTCCACGTCGCTGTGTCCACCGCCGCAGTCCCGTTCACCCGCGCCACCCTGGCGCTGCGCGTCACCCTGAACACCACGACCGGCGCGACCACGTTCTACACCTCCGGCGACATCGACGGGACGTGGACGCAGCTCGGCAGCACCGTCACCAGCTCGGCGACCTCCGTGCGCGCCGGAGACCAGCCGCTCACCGTCGGCTGGTCGGCGTACGGGGGCGCCCAGGGGCAACTCCTCGGCCAGGTCTACGCGGCCCGGCTGTACAACGGGATCGGCGGGACCGTCGTCGCGAACCCGCTGTTCTCGGCGCAGAACGCGGGTGACACGTCATGGACGGACTCCGCCTCCCGGTCCTGGTCGCTGACCGCCTCGGAGATCAGCGGCCGCGACTACCGGCACTTCGGCACCGCGACCGTCATCCAGCCGGAATGGCCCGACGACAGCGGGCGCTCCCCCCTGACCGTGCAGGTGCAGTCAGGCGGCACCCTGGAGCGGCTGGCACCGAGCGGCCAGCCGGCCTGGTCGGCGATGCGCCGCTACTACGAGCAGCTGCCGGCCGCCAAGAGGCCCGTCATCCTGTTCCCCTTCGAGGACGGGCAGCAGTCCGCGCAGCTGGCCGACGTCATCAGCGGCAACCCGATGCCCTTCTCCGCAGGCTCCATCACCTCAAGTGACGACACCAGCTTCGTCAGCTGTGCCCCGCTGGCGGTATTCGCCGACCTCGGCGCGACCGGCATCGTGCCCGCCTACACGCCCGGCGCCACGAGCTCGGTGAGCATCCTGGCGAACGTCACCGCGGTCACGCTGCAGAACCCGTTCTTCTCGTTCGTCCTGTCCAACGGCACCGTCGTGCTGCAGGTTAACGTCGAGACGGACGGCCGGGTGCGGATGCTGACGTCAGGCGGGGGCACCCTCGACACGGGGCTGTTCACGCTGGGCAGCAGCGTCATCGGCCGGCCCCTGGCGTGGCGGGCCGACCTGACGGTATCCGGCGGCGTCATCCAGGCCAAGCTGACGGTCATCGACGCGAGCGGCACTACGGCCAGTCACGGCCCCGTCAGCACCGGCGTCTCCGGCACCACCCAGGTCAAGGACGTGAGCGTCAACGGGACCGCCAGCCTGACCTGGACCGGCGGGTTCCTCGGCGTGCAGGCGGCCGCCGACGACATCAGCGTCCTGGCGCCGGTCCTGGCCGGGCACGCGGGCGAACTCGCCGCTAACCGCTTCAGCCGCCTGTGCACCGAGGGCGGCATCTGGCCGCGGGTGCTCGGCAGCCCGTCGTCGACGGAGGCGATGGGCCCGCAGCCCGCCGCGACCACGCTGCAGCTGATGCAGGAGTGCGAGGACGCCGACGGCGGCGGCATCTACGAGCCGCGGGAAACCTCCGGGCTGGCTTACCGGACGCAGGCGAGCATGACCGGGCAGGCCGCGGTCGTGACGGCGACTATTGACAAGCTGCCCGGGCGCGGCACCCGGCTGAAGCTGGCACCGAAACTCGACAACTCGTTCACGGCCAATGACGTGACCGTGGTGCGGCAGACCGCCGCGGGCACCGGCTCGAGTGCCCGGTCGGTGCTCGATGACGGCAGCAAGATGAGCATCTCGGACCCCGTCGACGGCGGCTCGGGGCAATGGGCTGCCTCCGGCCCGGTGAACGTGAACGCCGACAGCCAGCTGCAGGCCATCGCCGACCGCAGGCTCGCCCGCGGCACCGTCCCGGGCACCCGCTTCCCGCAGGTGCCCTGGGCGCTGGTGCTGCTCGATGACGGCCTGCGGGCGGCGCTGCGGGCGCTGGACTGGGGTGACCGCTTCACGGTGACGGGCATGCCGGCCGGGTTCGCGGACCTCGACCAGCTCGCCTGGGGGTTCAGCGAGGTGTTCGCGTCGCGGTCGCCGGTGGACTGGGACATCACGGTCAACACGGTGCCAGCGAGCCCGTGGTCATGAGAGAGGGGCGAAGTGCGTTGGTGGCTGACAACCTGGCAGGTGCTGCGAGACATCGGGCTAACCGGCCTGGGAGCGTGGATCGTCTACCGGCAGGTGTACGCGTCCAGCCCGAATACCCCGCTGCTCATCTTCGCCGGGGCCTGCTTCTGGCCGGCGGCGCGGTCCGCCGTCATCACGATCTTGTCCGGGCGTGGGTCGTCCTCGGAGTCACCGCGCCCCCGGTCGGGGCTCTCATCGGGCTCCTTGCCGCCTGGTGGTGGCACCGATGAGCCAGGTTCATTACCCGGACCGCGTGAGGCGGTTCCGCTACGCCTTCGTAGTCCTGGCGGCGCTCACGCTCGTGAGCGCCGCTGCGTCGATCTTGTTCACGGTCACCTACTACCAGCGTGAGCAGGCTGCGCAGCGCGCAGCCAGCGCCGCGTTCGAGCGGAAGCTGTGCACGTCCCTTAACGCGCTCGCGGCGCTGAGCCCGCCACCGGGCAGCCCCGGCGACAACCCGTCGCGGGCGTACCTGCTGCAGCAGCACCAGGTGCTTGCCGAGCTCGGCCCGGACGTCGGGTGCGGGTCAACCAGGAGGAAGTCATGACGCTAGCCATGGCCGACAGCGCCGAGAGCCTGTCGCTCCCGGCCGGCCTGCCCGCGTACGCGAGTTACGTTGACGGCGGGATCGGCGACCAGCCGAACTACGAGCGGGTCTGTGCCGCGCACCCGGGCGCGCGTCACCTGTCGATCGCGCTGAGTGCGGCGCATAATGCCGACTGCCTTGACGTGGAGCCTGGCGCGGCCAGCCCGCCCGACTTCCCGCAGTGGTACGCCCGCCAGCTGGCGCGCGGCACCGCCCGTCCCGTGGTGTACGCCAGCGTCGCCGCGATGCGCGAGGGCATCCTGCCCATGCTCGCCGTCCGGGACATCCCCCGCGCCATGGTGCGCCTGTGGACCGCCCACTACGGGCAGGGTGAGCACATCTGCGGTCCGAAGACCTGCGGCGAGCTGCCGGTCGACGCGGACGGCACGCAGTGGACGGACGCCTACCGGACGCCCGGCGGGGTGGTCGACATGTCGCTGCTCGCTGACGGCTTCTTCGGTGCCCCCACGCCCCCGGCGACGGTTAATTGGGTGTTCGCACCGGTGCGGGGCCTGGTCGGCACGTACGGGCCGCACTCGCTGCGGCTCACCTGGTCTTCGCCTGGCCAGCCCGCGCCGGAGGCGGTGCACCACTACCAGGTGACGGTGCGGCTCAAGGGGCGTGACATCCGCGGTTTCCCGGTGACGGTGCCCAAGACCGCCGTCCAGGAGAGCATCCAGTGGAACGGGGTGGAGCAGGGCACCTACGACGAGGCGATGGTGCGGGCGGTCGCGGTCGACGGGCACGCGTCGCCGTGGTCTACGGTGCGGTTCGCGCGGTGACGTGATGCTCGCCCTGGTCCTGTCCGCGTCGCTGTCCACTGTCTGCTGCGTGTTCTGGGTGGCCCTGGCGGCAGGGTGGGCGCTTGGGTACGCGCACCGGGGGCTGGTCGGCTGCCGGCCGCTCCGGTGGGCGGCGGCGGCGTGGCGGTGGTGGGCGCGGGTGACGTGGCGGCTGCTGATCGGGCGGCAGGACCCGCATGCCGGCTGGTACGTGGACCGTGACCGGGTGCCCGGTGCCTGCGAGCCGGAGTACCCGAGCTTCAGGCGGGCGCGCTAACGTCCGAGCAGCATGTGCCACTCGTCGTGACGGGCGACGTTCACCACCAGCGCGCCGCAGCGCAGGCACGCCAGCGGCGGATGGCCGCCGTCCGCCTCGCCGTAGCCCAGCAGCGGGCCGGGCGTGATCACGATCTCGTACTTCGGCAGGTGACTGTTGGGATCGTCGTCCATGCCGTCAACCTTCCCTTTCCAGCAGCGCCTCAAGCTGCGCCTCCGCCTCAGCGTCTCCCGCCTCCCGCAGGTCGCGCACGAGCTGGTCAGCCAGCCACACGGGCAGCCGGGCAACATCAGGCATGCGGGAACTCCGGTAGAGGCGGGTAGAGCGGTAGAGGGCGCGAGCGCGCTGAGGCTAGGTTAGCGTCTCCCCGGCGTGCTTCCACGGCCGGTCCAGGCTCTCCCGCCGCAGCCACTCCCTGCACCGGCACAGCGCCTGAGCCGGGTAAGCCAGCTCGTTCAGCGGGTTCAGCGGCTGGTTAACATACGGGCCCCCCACCGTGTACGAGGTACCTGGCAGCGGCTCAGCCGCATGGGACGCCACGTCCGGGGCACCCGGGCCGCTCGCCGCCGTCACGTCGGCTCGTCCTCGCCGCCGATCTTCCCGGCCTGCACCCGCGCCATCACGATCAGCAGCTCGTCCAGCGAGTGCGCGCTCACCTCGTCCCGCGACGCCACGAACTCATCGTGCGCCCCGTCGTAGCGGATGTGCCAGCCGTCCCGCATCGCCCGGTCAAGCTGCCTGCTCCGCAGCGCCTGGCTGCCGTCGTACGTCCCCGCGCCCGGTCCTGACATCACCGCCCGCCCTCGCGCATCTCGGCCTCGTACGCCGCCAGGTGCTCGCGGTCCCACTCCCGGCTGGCCGCAAGGGTGTACAGCTCGGACTCGTACTTCGGCTTGTGCACCACGGGCGCGTCTTCCACGGGTTGCTCCCGTCCGCGTTCCGGCTTGGTTTCCGTCCGGTCGTGGACGACCATCAGTGGTCGCCTGGCGCTGCTGAACAGTCCCATTTCCCGTTCCTCTCGGGTTAGCTGCCGTGGCAGCGGGTTAGGTTTCCAACCCCGGCCATTCCGGGGCTAACAAGCTTCTGACCTGCGATTGTTAGCCGGGTTAGATGCCCGGCGCGGGTTAGCCGACGCTCGCCCGGTGCCCCCTGGAAGCGCAAATTGAAGACAGCCACGGCTAACTCACCTCTCGCTCCGCGATCGCCCGTCGCAGGTCGGCCGGGTCCAGCATCGGCACGTTGCCCGGGTTCGTGGTGCGCACGCCGAGCTCGTCGAGCTGCTGCCGCAGCCGCTTGCCGTCGAGTCCGCGGTATGGCAGCCACGCGGGGTCGACCTGGCGCAGCCGGGCGGGCAGGTCGGCCAGCCGCACGCGGTCCGGCCCGGCGATCTCGGCCAGGTCGTCGAGCAGGTCCCGCGGGGGCGCCCCGATCGCGGGCACATCCCGG